TTTAAGTGGTACAGATTCGGTTGAAATCCAAACTGCCAATACTAATGGCAATGCATCCCAGACATTTGAAGTATTTGATAAGAATTTGGAGCGCCGTATTCAGAAAGTCATCCTTGGCCAGACTCTCACATCTGGTACCGATGGTTCTGGATCTCGTGCCTTAGGTGATGTTCATCTTGAGGTTCAAAACTCAAAGTACAAGGCCGATGTGCGAATGATCATGCCGACGATCCAAGCCATTATCAATGCATTATGCGATCTTAATGGTTGGGAGCGCCACCGGGTCATTATTGGTGAAGAAAAGTCACTGGAAGAACCTAAAGCGGATCGTGATGTGAAGTTAAAGAATGCTGGTGCAGTCTTAACGCCGCAATACTTTAAGCGTGAGTACGGGCTTGAAGATGGTGATGTGATTGAGCAGCCTCAAACAGGTTTCAATCAATTCACCGCATTACCGCGTCAGGCATTTAACTTTAAGGCATCTGCAAACAAGCTTTCACCTGAACAGCAAGAAGTTGAAGAGCTGACAGATGGCCAGGATGAATTGCAGCTACTGGAACCAGATCAGGTCAAGGAATTGGTATTCAAGTCTGATAGTCCTGAAACCTTGGCTTATAACTTGATGCAATTGATACCTGATGCAACTCAGACGCAGTTCACGGCTAATCTAGATCAGGCTTTGTATGCAGCGGATGTGCTGGGATATGTGACGGCGCAAGGTGGGAAATGATGACAGAGAAATGCGAATCTTGCCGTCGTAGTTTTAATGGCCGCAATGGGAATGGATATAGTCCATGTGGATGCAAGAAAACAATCAAGGTTGCTATTTTGGGCGCTGAATCAAAACAGAGCAAAGTTAGAGCTTTGATTGATGCGCTATTAGCTCAACCTCCACGAAAGCCATGAGGTTTTTATGCAACCAGTTACCTTCCTTGAGGCACTTCGGTACGCTCATAGCAAAAAGATCGTGCTACCTGATGAATTCTACTCAATGGATCTTAAGACCCGGCAGATGGCTACTACCGTTAGCTTTCTATCGAGTCTTGAGCAGATTGAGACTGTCATTAAGGCTGTGAATAAATCCATTGCCGACGGCGGTACCTTTAAGGACTTTCAGAAGCTGATTGAAGAATCTGAAATCATTCTGCCAAAGCACTACTTGGACAATGTGTTCCGTACCAATGTTCAGAGTGCATATGGTCACGGACGGTGGCAACAGCAGCAACGGAATAAGGCTAAACGACAATATCTGATGTACGCGGCGATCAATGATAGTCGAGTGC